TTTCGCCCGGCTGCAGCGGAATGATCATGCCGGACGAGTAGGCTGCGATGGTGTTGATCACGCCGTTGGCGCCGTTTTCCTCTCGCGTGCCGATGTTCGGTTTCCGGTCTTCTTCCGAGGTCACGAAGGCCGCGAAGGCGGCCTCCATGTTGGCTTTCTCGAGCGCCGAGGCCCAATAGTCGGTGATGTCGCGCGCCACCGGCAGCACGCTGGCGAGCTCCGAATAGCCGCGCATCGCGCCCAATTCTCGGATGCGATAGACGTGCATCACGCCGTCGGCCGGCACCAACCGGCTATAGGGAAACGCGCCCCAGAGAATGGCGTCGTCCGGGTTCATCGGAAACAGCCAGTATCCCACCGGATAGTGGGCGTCCTTGGCGATAGCCACGCCCAGGCGGGTTATCAGGTCCTCAAACACGCCTTCGCGGTTGTGATCGAGGTGGGCAGCGGGCAACAACAGCTGCGAATAGACGGCGCGGCCCTTTTCCCGGCGCACCTCGCGCATCGGCAGGAACTCGCCGTCGATGAACATGGCGCGAACGCCCTGTTCCTGTTGGCCGTAAAAGTCCGTTTGCCGTCGAGCGTCGGAATTGTCGACGAAGGCTTCCCACACCTTCATCAGCCGGCGGCGCTGGGCGACGCTGTCGGTCATGAAGGTCGGGCGAAGGCCGGTGCCGACGGTGTGCGAAACCAGCGCGTCGGTGCCCTTTTTGCAGATCGGCACGTTGCGGACTAGATCGTTGGCGCGGCGGCGCAGCGTCGGCAGGTCGCCATAAAGGCTGGTATTGGGGCCGGTCGGGCCATTCTTCCACGGCGCGCCCTTGCGATCCATGCGCGCGCCGTCGAAGCCGCCGCGCTTCATCATGAAGTCCATCTGTGCCCGCGCCACCACGCGGCGGCGACCCGCCTCCGGCGCCAGGAAGCCGACGAGGCGGTCAAGGAGGTTGGCGCGAAGCGGCATCAGCGCAGCCGCTCCGACAACATCACTGGCCGCCGGACTTTGGAAATGCCGAGTTCGGCCTGCATCAGCGTCCGCGTGGTCAGCATTTCCTGGAGGCTCCTGAACTGCGTCTCGCGACCGTCGCGATAGCGGACGCGCAAGGTGCCGGTGGAGATCGCCGCCTCAAGCCTGTCGAGGTCGTCGTTGGTAAAGGCCATTGGGCTACCTGCGTCGGTTGAGCCGCGCCTGCATGGCGGCAATCGTGTCGTTTTGCGTCGATATCGGCGCGCTCTCGGTCGGCTGCGCCCGCTTTTCCGGTGAAGCGGCGGGCGGCAAACCCAGCAAATCCTCGAAATCGCCTTGCACGTTGGCGGCCGGCGTCTCGCGCGCCAGCTCGTAGGCGTCCCAGTCGGCATCGCGCGGCGGGTCGCCCATCAGCCTGTGCAGCGCCGCGGCGGCGTAAACCCACGTGTCGAGCGGCTCGTTTCGCTCGAAATCCTTCTCCCAAAGGTACTCGGCGAAGCCCGTGCGCTTGTTGACGTGGCGCGTCCGGCTTTCGGCGGTCAGCCCCTGGTAAAACGCGTCCGGCAGCCCCCTCGGGAAAGCGACGAAGCCGGCGCCCTCTGGATCGTCCTTCACCACGTTGTGGTAGAGCTTCAGTTTGAAGCTCGACGTGCCGACGTTGTAAAATCGGTGCCCACCCTTGCGCACCTTTCCGTCGCGGCGCCGCTCCTGCTTGATCAGCGCCAGCTTCGGCGTGCCGTCCCGGCCGATGCCGCGCACGGCGATCACCCGGTGCGCCGGCCATCCCTTGATCCAGGCCAGCACCTCGTCGGTCTTGTAGTTGGCGTCGATGGCGCCGCGATCCGGCTCGATGTCGTGGCCGTGGACGTTGCGCCACTTGCGCGCCATGAACTTGTCGAGTTCGGCCTTGGTCTCCGCGTCCTGAATGTCGCCGACGATGACGACATAGTCGACGATGGCGCAGCGGGCGTTGCGACCCCAGGCCACCACCATGATTTCGATGCGGTCGCCCTGCACGTCAGCGCCAAACGTCAGCACCGGATAACCGGCCGGGATCACGCCCAGCCGATGGCCACTCGCCTCGGCGCGGCGTTTCAGCGTTTCCCAAGGCGGCGCATCGCCCGATGTTTCGTAGGCCTCGCCGGCTATGTCGTTGAGGAACGACTGCAGGCTTCCTTGTTCGCCTTTCTTGGCAAGGTATTCCTGCGCGATACGCGTCAGGTTGGTCAGGCTCGAATAGGCCGCCCAGCGGTGGAACGACCGGTGATACTTCTTCCTCTCAGGAAATCGCGCCACCCAGCGACCGCGACGGCGGATCGCCATCATGTGATGGTCGTGGATCTCGCAGCCGCAATGCACGCAGGTGAAGTGCGCATCCTCGACATGGCCCTTGTCGATGTTGGCCTTCAGGTTGTCCCATTCCAGCACCTGGAACTCGTCGCAGTGCGGACAAGGCACCTCGCGATATTCCTGGCTGCCGGCCAGAAAGCTCTTGGTGATCCGGCATCCTGGCATGACCAGCGGCGTCGACACCTTGAAGATCTTGGCGAACTCGATGGCGCTCGACCGGCTGTCGGCCTGCGCTTCCGGGTCGCCCGCGTCGTTGTTGACCCACTTGGCGAGGTCGTCCTGCACCTGGCGCGTCACGGTGATCTGCGACAGCGTGGCCGGCGAGGACGCGCCGGAAACGATCAGCGCCGCGCGTCCGTCCCGCCGCACCTTCATCATCACCGAGTCGGCGGCGTCGCGCGTCGACGCCGGAAACAGCCGGCGGACGAACGGCATGCCGTCCATCATCGGCTTCAGCTTGCGCTTCGACCAGCGCCGCGCGTTGTCCTCGGTCGGGTGCGCGTACATGAAATCGCCGGCATCCATGCTGATCGAGGCCAGCGTGAAGATGTTGGCGATGATCGTGCCTCCGACCTGGGCGCTCTTGTGGTCGGTCACGATGCGGCAGGGGTCGTCGGGCCCCAGCGCTTTTAGGATCTCCTCGTTTTCCGGGAACAGGTCCGGATTGTACGGCCCGGGGAACGGCGGTCCGTCGAACTCGACGTTGTCCACCGCGAACGCGTTGTAGTCGATCTCGGCCGGCGGCGCCCAGGCGGCGGCGAGCGCCTCCATGGCTACGCGTTCGGCGTTGCCTATCCGAATGGTCGGCGCGTTCATTGCAGCTCAAGAACCATCTCGGCCTCAGACGGCAGATCGGCGGCATCGGCAGCCATCTCGCCCGACTGCTTCAGTCGCTGCTCGCGCCAGATGCGGCGCAGGAGATGCAGCGCCTCGCGCTTCGGCATGTGCCATTCCGCCGACATGGCCGCCGCCGCCTCGACAAGCATCTGATCGACAGCGGCCACCATCTTCACCACGGCCTTGTCGGTGGCAAGCCGCGCCTCGCGGGCTGAAACCAGCTCGCCGGCCCGTTCGGCTTCGTCGCGCAGCACCCGCCGCGTCTCGGCCTGCCGCTGGACCAGCGCCTCGCGTTTCAGCTCGTCGTCGACCGTGTTCGGACGAGGCATTTCTGGCGGCGGCGCATCGCTGCCGGCCTTGACGATCCGGGCCTTGCCGTTGAGGCCGATGCGCTGACTGATGTCGAGCCCGACGTCGAGCAACGCCATGGCCTTCGCCACGTCGATGCGCGCGCCTCGCCCCTCGCCGACCAGAGCGCCGGCAAGCCGTCCGTCCTTGATCAACTGGGAAACGCGGCCAGCCGAGACACCCACCAACCCGGCGAAGTCTCCCTTGCTGACCAGTTTAGGCTCATCCAACTTTAGCCCTCAATTTTAGGCTTCGAAAACCCGAACCTCTACCCCGAACCCGGGGTGTGAATATACCGCCTGGCGGGGGTGGCGGAAGGACCCACCGATGTTTCACGGGGGTGTTTCACAGGTGATCAACGCGATGCGGTCAGAGGCGGAAGGCCTTGTGGACCTCTGCCGGGAACACCTCGTCGGCGACCTTGCGACCGACTTCCATCAGCTGGTAGGCGGCCTCATAGGTCGGTTGCTTCTTGGTGAGCAACAGCGCCATATCCATCTGCTGCTTGCCGGTCCGCACTGCGATCCCGATTGGCACGCCCCCGCGCTTCAGCAAGAAATATCTGGCGCGACGGTTGCGGGCCTTCGACTTTGTCGTTGCGTTCTGTGTAGCGTCGGACTGAATGCCGAGGTCACTCAGAACTTGCTGGATCATGCCGGCCGACAGGTTGCCATACCTGTCCAGCCTTGCACCCCTACCCGGCACCACATACCAGGGGCCGCCGCCAACCAGTGTGGATATCTTGCTTTCGAAGGCCTTGGCGTTTCGCTGGCCGCCGTGCACTTCCGGCCTTGCCCAGTCGGTGCGGGCCGACCTGTCGAAGGCGCTCAACCCGAAGCCGACCTTGGCGATGGGGTTGTTGATCGTGGCACCCTTCCAGCCGATCGACCGGATGGCGAAAGGCGTCGGCCGATCGAAGGCCTTGGGCATCTCGGCTTTCAACTCGGCCGCCATTTGCCTGACGGTCCGCGTAGCGCCGATGACGAAAGCCCATTTTATCGACTTGGGCGCGCCCTCAAGCTTGCCGATGGCTTCTTTCAGACCCTCCGCCTTG